CCCCAAAAGGCTTATTCCCAAGAGCAACGGACAACGCTCGCTTTTGGTTCGGACCGTGGCCCCCACCCGTCCAACCCGGTCAACCATTACGGGGTGCCGCGGAGCACCCGGGGCCATTGGGTTTTGCCCACCGTGATTGCCAACGGGACATGGGAGTCCGTCGCCACCGCTTATGAGGAGCTCCTCAACCAACTCCTCCGAGATTATGGGAAGTATCGCTAATGGGTATGCCCGGCATTGTCATTCAGATTGGCGCGGAGACCAAGGACGCCATTGACGGAATCAACCGCGTAAACAAAGCCCTTGGCGACGATTCCGGGATGACCAAGTTTAAGAACGGGGTCCAATCCGCGTTTGTCCCCGCTGCCGCCGCGCTCGGTGCGCTCGGGGTTGCCGCTTGGGATTTCTCCAAGGCCGCAATGGAGGACCAAAAGAGTGCCGCCCTCCTAGCGCAATCGCTCACCAAGACCACGGGCGCAAGCAAGGCGCAAATTGCCGCCACGGAGGAATGGATTTCCGCCCAAGGCAAGGCACTTGGGGTGGCGGACGACAAGCTCCGCCCGGCTCTACAGACACTAGCTTTGGCAACCGGGGACGTTGCTAAGGCCCAAGAGCTTGCCGCAATCGCCATGGACATTAGTGCGGCGCGGGGTGTTGACGTTGAGGCCGCATCTAAGGCCATGGCAAAAGCGGCAACGGGAAACACGGCGGCACTAAATAAGCTAATCCCCGGTCTTGACGAGGCCGTCCTAAAATCAGGGGACCTAGCCGCAATCCAAGCGGAGGTTGCCAAAAAGGTTGGCGGCTCCGCTGCCACCGCCGCCAATACTGCCGCCGGCAAAATGGAGCGCATGGCCCTTGCCATTGGTGAGGCAAAAGAGGGCATAGGCGCGGCACTCCTCCCGCTCATTGAGAAATTCCTCCCGTACCTCCAAGGCATGGCGGAATGGGCGCAAGAAAACGCGGACGTCCTCTTTAAGCTCGGCGTGGTTGTCGGGGGAGTGGCGGGCGCAATCGTCGCCGCAAACGTGGCAATCAAGATTTACGAGGGTCTCCAAATTGCAATGAAGGCGGCAACCGTCGCATGGACCGCCGCCCAATGGCTCCTCAATGCCGCGCTCAACGCCAACCCCATTGGGCTTGTGGTTATTGCAATCACCGCCCTTATCGCCATTTTCGTCCTTGCCTATAACAAGGTGGATTGGTTCCGTAAGCTTGTTGACACCGCGTGGGCGGCAATCCAAACCGCCATTGAGTCCGTGGTTAATTGGTTCCGGGACACCGCGTGGCCCGTTCTCAAAACCATTTTTGAGTGGATAGGCGCGGCGGTTGGTCTCTACCTCACGCCATGGAAGTTGGCATTTGAGGCAATCAAGACCGTCATTGGGGTTTTGGCGTCCGCTTTCGAGACCGCATTTGAGACCATCAAAAACGTTTTACAATCCGCGTGGGATTTCATGCGCCCCATTTTTGACAAGATCAAGAGTGCCATTGACGCGGTGAAGGCGGGCGCGGACTTCATTGGCGGCATTGGTGGGGCCATTGGCGGGGCGTTCTCCCGCTCGGCTCCCGTGCCGTCCTCCCTCGGGGCCATTGACCCAAGCTCCCGCGCTTATGTGAGCACCGGGCGCGGGGCCATGACTAGCGCGGGGACAAACATTGTCATCAACGGGGCCATTGACCCGGTGAGCACCGCCAAGCAAATTAAGCGCATTTTGGGCACGGGCAACATGCGGCTTGGGGTGTCATGACGTTTACGTTTTCGGTGAAAGTTGACGGGACGGACATTGCCGGGCTAGTCCCGAGCGGTGAGGCCGAGATTGTTTACGGGCGGCAGAGTGTCACCGAGCAACCAACCCCGACGTCCGCCACGGTCACTCTCATAACCAAGGACGCTTGGGACTTCACCCCGGACATGGACGCCATGTACCCGGAATTTTCACTTGGTGACCACTCCATGCGCTCGGGCTTTGTTGAGGATTTCGAGAGCAACTATGAGGGCTCGGTCACCCGGGTCACCCTCGGTGCGCCCGTGGCTATTGGTGCCCATACCCCGTCCGGCTTTACGGACATTTTCGAGGAGTCCTACACAAGCGGCGCGGACTTCACCCGCTTTACGGGGCGAATTGTTGCCATTGACTATGAGCCGGACCGCATCCACCTAACGTGCATGTCTCCCGTGGAGGAGCTCACCCGGCGCATTGTGGTTCCCACGGGTTGGCCCGAAGAAACCGACATTGACCGGGCGGAGCGCATTGACGTTGCGGTTGTGACGGCGGGGACCACAACCGGGCAAATGGCCCCCGTTGTTGCCGGGCAGGAGTCCACCGCGTTTGCGTTGCTCCAAGCCCTTGCCGCGGACAATGACGCGCTCTTTTATGCCACCCGTTCGGGGGAAATTGTGTATCGCACCGCGGGGGACACCTACGCCAACCACACGCTCCCACCCCGCGTGACTCTCCTAGAGCCATTGGCAATGACCGCGGAACTTGGGCTCATTGTTAATGAGGTGGAAGTTGAGTTTGGCGCGGAAGGCTCCCGGGACACCTACCTTGCGACTTCCGCGGATTCTCTCACCAAGTTTGGCCGGATGGATGCGTCCTATTCCACCGGGCTTGCCCGTGAGGTTGACGCCGTGAGATACGCGGAGACCGTCCTTGCCCGCTACGCGCTGCCGCATTGGTCTATGCCGTCCGCCGTAGTGGACATGTGGTTTGCCGACGATGCCGAGCGCGGCATGGCGGCGGAGATTGACCTAGGGGACCGCGTGACCCTGCCCGAGCTCCTCCCGGGCTCCCCGCTCTCCTCCTACTCCTCCGAGGTCCTCGGGGTCACGGAGACCCTCTCCGTTGACCATTGGCTCCTCACTTTGCATTTGTCCGCCGCGGACGCTCCGATTTCGAGAAAGGCCAAGACATGACCAACGTTGGAGACCCGGGGCACATTGCCGCACATAACGTGTTGCGTGAGCATGTGCTTGCGGAGGCGGCACGCTTTGGGCTCACCCCGCCCACCTTGGCGGGACCGTTCACGGGCGGGGAGCCGGACCACATTGGAGCGCACAATGCCCTTGTCTCTGCAATACAGGACGTAGCCACGGCGGGCGGAATCACGGTCACCCTGCCCGACCTCGCCAAACTCGGCGACTCGGGACACGTGGCCGATCACGACGCTATGCGGGCCGCGCTCGCCGTCATCCAAGCCGCGCCCGCGTGGAACTCCGCTACGGGCGGCACGGTTACCGACGTTACGAACTACAACGGCACGGGCGAATTATGGCGCGTTCACTCCTTTTCCACTGGCAGCGCTTCTCTAGTAGTAACTAGAAGCGTACAGAACTGGTCTTACCTTGCAGCCGCTGGTGGCGGTTCTGTTACTGACGGTACTCACGGCGGCGGTGGCGGCGCTGGTGGTTTGAATCTTGGAACTTACGCTTCTTCTTCATTCGCCACAGGAACTTACCCGATAGTTGTCGGTGGCGTGGGAGCCAATACTACTTTCAATGGATTGACTCTCACTCGTGGTGGTAATGGTGGCCGAGAAATCATTACGGGCCAAGGTGCAGGCGCATCAGGTGGATCTGGTGGTGGAGCAGGTGGCGCGGGTGGTTCTGGCGGAGGTTTCACCAGCGGCGGTGCTGGAACGGCGGGTCAGGGCAACGCGGGCGGTAACTACAACAACGGCGGCAACATCAATGGTTCTGGTGGCGGTGGCGCTGGTGGCCCTGGAGTATCGGGCAACAGTGGCGGCGCTGGTGGCCTAGGCGTGACCTCCAATATCGATGGTACGTCGAGGATTTACTGCAGTGGGCAGCCTGGGCAGAAGAGTGGGTTGTCGGTTCTGAGTTATCGAGGTGGCGGCAGTCAGGCTGGAATTGTCATCGTCGCCTATCGGATCGGGTGACGATGCTCGGTATTCACTTCACAGGATGGGAAGCAGAACCGTGGACCGACGGCCCGACACACGTTCGCCTATGGGATAACGGCGTGTCGTGGCGCGCAATCCATACGGCAGTAGATACCTACGAGTGGGCCCGCCTAGACGCGATGGTGGACTACTACACCGCCAAGGGCGTGAAGATTACCTACGTCGCGTGCGCTACCCCGCAATGGCTCGCAATGGACCCCCACGCCCCGCACTTCGCACCATGGTTGGGGGAGGGCTCCAACTCACTCCCTTACGACGTTGACGAATGGAACAAGTTCATTTGGAACTTGGCTACCCGTTACCGGGGCCGTATCCACTATTACGAGATTTGGAATGAGCCGCAGTTGGCGGACTTCATGTACCCGTACGACACGGCGAACTGCAACCGACTTGCCACGATGACCCAACGCGCCAAGAACACGATTGACGGCATTGACTCCGCCGCAATGGTCATTTCCGCGGCAGTCCTACCGCGCCAAAGCTCGGGCGGCATGGACAAGGCCACCAAGTATCTAACCGCCCTAAAGGACAAGGGTTGGCCCGTTGACGCTTACGCATGTCACATTTACCCCGAGGTGGGCTATTGGGCTCCGCGGTGGCGCGACTATCTCAAGGCCGTCAAGGACAAGTTGGCAGCCATGCACGCCCCGAACTCCTCCCGCATTTGGGTTACGGAAACCACATACGGACTTTTGGGCGACCCAATCCCCGAGGACAAGGGCAATGACGTGGTGGACCAAACGTACCAACACGCAAAAGACCTTGGGGTGCAACAAATCTATTGGTACGCATGGGACCGCCCGGACCTCGGTGGCCTACAGATTAAGGACGGCAGCACCGCGTGGGCTGCCATTAGGGGGAATGGCAATGGGTAGTTGGCAGCTTGTCAAGGGCGGCGTGACTCTCCGCGATCAAGTCAACGCTAGGTGGGCGACGCGGGACAAGGCTTCAGACGGCTCCGTTGGTGACCAAGCTCATTCCGAGCGGGAGAGCGATCACAACCCGGACGAAAACGGGTGGGTCCACGCCATAGACATTGACGAGGATTTACGCGGGTCCAAGCATGACAACGTGTGGCTAGGTGACCAACTCATTGCGTATGCCCGGATGCGTCGTGGCGGCTCCAATCGGTTTAAGAACATTGTTTATGAGGACCGCGTGGCATCCGGCACCTACCCCGAAACCTTTTGGACATGGCGCGGCTCCGATTACGGGCATGAGCACCACTTACACGTGTCCTTCACCGCCGCCGCGGAGCAAGGTGGGCAGCATTACGACATACCGATTCTTGACGGGCAGGCGGGGTTATGGGACGGCTCGGTCCCGTACTTTGACGTTTTGCTTAGGTCTCTCGAAAATGGGGAGCGCAATAAGGCCACATGGCGGTTGGCTTGTCGCCTTGCGGAATTGGGTTTTTATAAGGGTGAGGTGACTCCGGAGGGGGCGCAAGGTTTCCCGGTTAAGGCCATTGAGTCCATGCAAAATTGGATGGGTTGGGCCGTCCAACCGTATTGCGAAAAGACTCATAAGGCCGTTTGGAAATCCCTAGAAAACACCCCGTCGTGAACTTACGTGAGCTTGCCCGGTGGCCCCTCCTCTTGGCAAC